CTGCTTGCCGCCGATGAGGAGTACCTGTTCGGGCTTGGAGCCGACCGCCACCGTGGTGGCGCCGCTCATGTCCAGGCCGACCTGTATCTGGTTGTTGTTGGCGACCGAGTCGACGTTGAGCGACAGGACGAATTGCACGTCGGCCGGGTCGACCAGCGTGAAGGCGTAGGGCGCCGTGCCGGGGACGGCCGTCCAGGCGGCGTTGACCGCCAGGGTGGCCGGTCCCTGGTTCACGACGTTGGCATACGGCGGGTTCGCATCGTTGTAGAGCTCGGTGACGATGGTGCGCATATCGGCCGGGCTTATTTCCCCGACCGTATTATCCGGTAACAAATCCAAGAGGTCCTGAAGTGCCATCAGCCGCTCACCTCCGACGCGGTGGCCGTTTCGCCTCGTAAACCCGGTTGCGGATGCGATGGCATTCCCGGCAGAACCGCGAACCACTCGGGCCTATGTAGGTGTTCTCGGGCGTGTACTCGTGGCCGTGCGGACAGTGGGTCTTGCGCCCGTTGCGAGCAGCGAAGCTCTCCCCACGTTTCCCGTTCAGGCGATGCGTCACCACCTCGAGGTGCTCGACGTTGACACAGGCCCGGTTGCGACAGAGATGGTCCAGCTCCAAACCGTCTGGAACCGGACCCCTCTGCGCTTCCCAAGCGACCCGATGGGCGTACTTGTCCTTGCCTCCGTCTGACAGTCGGCCGTAACCGCCATTCAGCTTGCCGACATAGACCAGACAATCGCCCTCGCGTCGCGTGCGTTCCTGCACGCGTTCCCATGCCGGCTGACCCCACTTCCATTTCTGCATGGAGGGATCTTGCCGTCATGTTGTCACCTAGCGCCGCCGGCGCGGCGTTCCCGGGCCGCCTCCGGTGCCTTCGCCTTCCTCGCCGTTGGCCGCCGCTTCGGCTTCCTCGCCGGCCTCGGACAGCTTCTCGATGTCGGCGAGCTCGCGCTCGGCCTGGGGGGCAGGAATGGTGGTGCCGGCGTTGATCTGGGCCAGGGCGGCCGGGTAACGGGCCACGACCGGCGCCGCGTAGCCCCAGACGCCGAGGCGGATCGACTCGGGGCCGAGCACCTCCTCGTAGCGGAAGTTGAAGGTGGAGGACTCGAGCAGCAACAGGTCGTCGGCCTTGGCCACGTAGAGCAGGTTGTCGGTGGCGGCCCAGGACGCCACGACGGACAGCCCGACGACCTCGCCGGCGATCTGGCCGTAGGTGACGGCCTCGCCCAGGCCGTAGGCGTTGACCGGGCCGTGGTAGCCGGTCGTGATCAGCGGCCGGCCCTGGGAGTCCTTCTCCTTGGCGATGTAGGCCCAGGCGCCTTCGGAGCAGAACACGACCTTCGGCGCCGCCTTACGGTGCTTTCGGATCGACGCCGAGGCGTCGATGAAGGCGTCGGGCAGGTTGGCGTAGACCGGCGCGGTGCCGGGGTAGGTGATGACCGCGGCGAAGCCGGTGGCGCCGTTGATGGCGTTGACGACGGCGGTCTCGATCTGTTCGTTGTAGGACCCCATGCAGTCGGCGTAGACGATGCCGTCGACGGCCGGGTTCGAACCGTCGACCAGCTGGCGCGACACGTCGACCTTGCCGGTGTAGGTGGCCGGGTTGGCCGTCAGCATGTTCACGTTGAACGAACCGTCGTTGGGGACGGCGTTCTCGGCCGACTGGGCGGTCACCGCGGCGCCGGGCGCCACCTGGACACCGATGCGCACCGGGTTGGCGTCAGTGATCCCCACGCGGCGCAGGGTGTCGGCCCAGGGGCGGGCGCCGTGGGCGATGATGGCGAACTCCTCGAACAGCCAGGTGGGCGGGATGACACCGGTGCCGGTCGTCGTGGTGCCGGCGGCCCGGTTGAAGATCTGGTGACGGCGCAGGCGCTCGTTGGCGTCGGGGTCGTGGTCCATCTGGGCGTGCAGCAGGTCACGGAAGAACCGCGGCTCGTCGCCGCCGGCGTCGCGCCGGTAGATCTCGGGCTCGGCGCCGACGCGCACGTGCAGCGGGCCGCTGCCGTTGCCCCGGGTCTCGACGTCGGGGGCGTCGGTCATGGCGCGCAGCGCGGCCAGGCGGCGGTCGTCGGTCTCGCGCAGCTCGACCAGGCGGTCGCCCAGCGGGGTCATCTGCGAACGCAGGCCTTCGAGCAGGCCGGTCTCGTCGTCGGTGGGGTCGCGGCCTTCGGTGTCGCAGCGGTTCAGGATCTCGTCGTACTGGCCGCTCAGCGTGCGGTAGTCCTCGGCCAGGCTGTCGAGCAGGCGGTTCGCCATGATGGGACCTCCACTGAGGTCGGGCGCCGTGGGCGCGCGGCGCGGGGTGGGTTGCCCTCGCAGCCGGTTCGCCTCTCGCCGGTTCCCGGACTGGGTCAACGGGGTTCGGCCCTGGACGGTTCAGCCGTCGTCGCGCAGAGACTAACCGCCGACGCGCAGGCGGTCGATGATGGCGTGATGGCGCGCCGCCTCACGCCGGTACGCCGGCAGGGCGGCCCGGGCGTCACGGATGGCGGTGACCACGGCGCCGCTGTAGGCCGGCTCGTGGGTGAGCACCACGTGGTCCAGGTGGGCCGCCGTGCGCACGGCCTCGCCGTTGGGCCCCTGGGCCGTGGCACCCCGGGGCAGCGAGAACCCGATCGACAGCCCGGTGACCTCGCCGGAGCGGACCAATTCCAGGGCGTCGGAGGCCCGGGTCGTGTTGTACAGCGGCCAGGTGCCCATCAGGCCCTGCATCGTTTCGGCCAGCGTGGCCGTCTTGCCGATGGGCTGTTGGCCCGAGCTGCGCGCCGCATGGCTGTCGAACAGCTTGACCTGGCCGATCTGGCCGCTGCGTATCTGGTCGCCGAAGGCGCCGTAGGCGAACTGCTCGCGCGTCCCGTCCTTCAGGTTGATGGTCTCGCCGTAGGGGACGGCCCGGCCCACCAGGGTACGGCCGTCACCGCTGTCACGGATCTCGAGCTCGACGGCGAAGGAACGGGTCAGGACCTCACGCACCGGGCCGCGGTGGCGGCCCGACCCGGCGCTGCCGGTGTACTCGCCCTTGGCGCCGCTGACGTTGGTGTTCTTCGCCAGCGCCTTCGCCTTGTCCATCGCCGCCGCCCGCTGGGACGGCGTCAGGGTCGACGCCTGGGGGATGCGGGCCAGGGCGTTGGCCACGTGGGGCTCGTCGACGTCGCCGGCCGCGTTGCGCACCGGGAAATGGCGCAGGCTGCGCGGGATCGTCTTGCCGTCGGCGTCCTTGCGCCCGCCGCCTTCCACCAGCAGGAACGCCGAGTCGGGGAGGTCGTTCACGTAGGCCGTCGTCCAGACGTCGCGGGTGAGGCCCCGGTTCGTACCCGCCGCGCCGCCCTGGCCCATCATCTGGGCGATCAGTGCTTTGAGCGCTTCGGGGTCGTCGGGCAGGCCGGCCATCATCTGAGGGTTCATGTAGGGCACCGGGTTGGTCATGATCGGGATCCTCCGTTCATCACGGGCGCGCCGGCCATGTCGGGCGGGTTGGCCGGGTTGGGGCTGTCGGCGGGCATGATGGGCACGACCGGCGGCGAGTCGGGGGGCGTCGCCGGTTTGGGTGGCGGCGGCGGCGGCTCGGCCTCGAGCGGGTTGGGCACGCCCAGCTCGTCGGCCACCACCCCCATCGGGTCCATGTTCTCCCGGGCCCGGACCTCGTCGACCAGCAGCCATTGGGATGCCGGGCCGGGACCGCCCAGGGCGAAGTTGTAGGCCTGGTACTTGGACAGGGTGTCGGCCTCCATGGCGGCGGTGAGGTCCCATTCGCAGTTCTGGCCCCGGGGCAACAATTCCAGGCTGGTGGCCTGGGCCAGGAGCGTCGTCCAGGGCACGACACCGTCCTGGCGCGCCGAGACCTCGTCCATCTGGGCGTTCTTGTACGGCACGCTGCCCTGGTTGGCCCCGAATTTGCTCGGCGGCAGGCCGAAGAGAAGGCAGGCTTCCACCAGGGAGAACTGGCGGCTTTCGATCATCTGACTGTCGACCGCGTTGAACGAGACGGGCGTGAAATCGACCAGCTCGTTGAGCACGGCGACCGACGGCGCGCCGGCGTAGTTGGCGACCCAGGACGATTTCGCCGCGTCGGCCTGGTCCTGGGTGATCTCGGGGCGGTGGATCTTGAGGATCCCGGCCGGCACGCCGCCGCGGGTGAAGTACTGGGCGCCGTAGGCCTGCAGCGCCACCTGCAGCGCGATGGCGTCGGAGTTGGTGTCGATCAGGCCGCGGCCCAGCGGCCAGCCGGCCCGGCCGAGATGGCTTTTCACGTGCCAGACGTCGGCGGGGTCGTAGACCTGGCCGGCGATGTACCAGGCCGCGATGGTGGGCGCCATCGGGTTGCCGGTGAAGCGCACGGCGGCCAGCGTAGGGTGGATGGGTTTGAGCGTCTGGGGATAGCCCAGGCGGTCGCGCGAGGTGACCAGGGAGATGGCGTTGCCGTAGAGCAGCAGGGACTCGGTGACCCCCGACCAGTAGGCCATCGGGGTTTGGTTGGGGTCGGGCTGTTGGAGCACGGCGGGCTGGGGGTCGAGCGCATCGGTGCCGCGGTAGGCGACGACGGGCAGCAGGCCGACGGTGCCGCAGACGTAGGAGCAGCCGCGCCAGAAGGCCGGGACGCTCAGCGCCTGGGTCTCCGACGGCTGGGGCAGGTTGAGAGGCGCCGGGAACATCTGTTCGGGCCCGGGCATGAAGGTGGCGCCCGGGATGGCCGGGGGCGCCAGGCTGGCCGGGGCTGTGTTGGGAGAAGCCATGTTCGACCGTTCGCCACCGCGGGCGGCTCGCCGGCGGAACAGTGCCATCAGAGGATCTGCGCCTCGCCCTGGCCGGCCTTCATCAGTCCCCAGTGTGACAGCGTGGCGGCGACCAGGGGGGATATGTCACCGCCGGTTCGCCGCGTCCAGGCCCAGGCGTCGGCCAGCACGCGCCGGCGCGCGCTGTTGACGGCGACGTTCAGCGCCGGCTGGTCAAGGTGGGCGATCTCGCCGGCCGCCACGGCGTCGTAGAACAGACCGCACGCCTGGCCGTATTCGCGGGTCCCTATGGACTCTGTAGCGACCCCAGAGGCCGCTAGATCGATGCCTAAGGACCCAGCCGGCGACGCCGGGTCGATGATGACCGGCAGGGGCGCCCAGCGGTCGTAGAGCGAACGTAGGCGGGCGACGACCCAGTCGGTGCCGGGTCGATGCTCGACGACCTCGGTGTGGCGCCGGCGGTCGGGGCGATAGCCGCAGACCGCGATGGCGGCGGCCGAGCGGTCGACGGTGACGTCGAGGGCGAAGCAGACCAGCCCGCGCGCCTGGCTGCGAGGTTCACGGCAGGCCGACCAAGCCGCTGCAGAGATGACCGGCCGGCCTGCCGTGGCTCGGCGGTTCAAGTATGCGCGGGCGAACTCGGCCGGGTCCAGGCTGTCGTGGTCGGCGCGGATGACGTCCTCGGTGACGGTGTGGCCCAGGGCGGGCATACAGCGCCACCAGGTAGCGGGGTCGTCGGGGTCGTCGTCGTCGGCGGCCGACCATTCGAAGTAGCAGACGCCGTCGCGCTGGCCGGCGTCGACCCGGGCCCGGCCGTCGTCCACCAGCTCGTTCATCAGCACCGACTCGTCGGTCCCCATCGTGGACGCCCACCACAGTTGGGCCGACGGCCGGCTCATCATGGCGGGCCTGAAGGCCTGGATCAGCCGAGTGTCGTGCTGGGCCCAGGCCTCGTCGATCATGCCCAGGTCCAGGTCGAAACCGTGGCCCGACGCCTCAGAGGAGGCCGTGATGCCGGCCACCGAACCGGTGTCGGCCCATTCGGTGCGCTCGAAGCCGGTCTGGCGCCAGGCCCGAAAGCGCGGGGCGAGCGGCGAGGCGGTCAGCAGCCTCACCTGTTCCTCCCACTTCTCGCGCGAGTCGATGCGGGTCTGCGCGGTGTACAGGCAACGCTGCCAGCGCCCCCACGCCAGGCAGCGGTCGATGGTGACGGCGAGCAACAACGTGGTCTTGCCGCTGCGCCGGGGCACGGTGACGCCGACCTGGCGGTAGGCCGGCAGGCCGGTCGCCGGTTCGACCTCGAGGGCGACGTCGAGGACCAGGCGCTGCCAGTCCATCAGCGGCTGGCCGATCAGCTCGGCCCACTTGGCGGCCCGGCCGCCCCAGCTAGGTCTCTCGCTTCTCGGGGTAGCTAGCCGCGGTGGACAGCGCAGCGATGACCGCACTGACGCCGTCGTCGCCGACATAGGCATCCTTCCCTACCAGGGCCGCCAGCGCGGCCAGGTGCGCCCGGACGGCCTGGGCCTTGGCGTAGGCGGGCTGGTCGGGGTCGTCCATGGCGGCGTCGAGGAGATTGGCCGAGGTCAGCGCGGCCGCCACGGCCGCCTGGTCGACGCCTTCGAGGCGGCCGCCGGCCCGCATGGCGGCCACCGTGCGTTTCGTCGCCAATCGGTTGGGGTGCTGCATCCTCGCGCCATCTTCGCGCCGTTTGTCC